GTTTGGAGAAGATATGACCAAAAAAATATGCCCCAATTGTAATGGTAATGGATTTACACGACACACTTGGGAAGCAACAGATGTAATAATTCAATGCAAAATTTGTGATTCCCAAGGAGAATTAGACGAAGATAGACATTATCCTCAGAGCTGGGATGATACAGATCATCAAGGAAATACCTATAGAACCATATATTATGGGCCACTTTTAGATCCTGAAAGCTTTCCTGGATATAAAATTGACCAAGATTAAGTAGATTTTTTATACAAATTATCTTATAATGCGCCTTTTAAACTAAGGCTACTTATGAGTATTCGATTGCCTGATAGTCCGATAAGAAAAATTTATCGGTGTAATAAATGTAATAACCTCTCTGTTAATTTTTGGAATGCGAAACATGACAGAACTTATACAATAGAGGAATGGTTATCTGTTTGTGAAGAGGGAAAAGAATCTTTGCGCAAGATCCTTGCTCCTATTATGGAAGATCCTAAATTTTTTTTAGATTAATTTTTCCCAACGATTCTTGATAACACCGTCCGCTAGTTGAGATTCACGCACGGCCTTGTAGCCTTGATGTTCTGGTCTTCTTGTATTCCATAGATTCTTTGCCGATCTTTTCTTTGTCGTTGCAGCCACTAACCAATTGACAGCTTTTAAACTTGAACCTGGTTCTGATTCCAATGTGTAAGTTATAATTTTTTCTCCTCCCATAGCTGTCCATATTTTTTGACACCTCGCATAGAGATATGAACAAGCATTTCTTGGAGCTGGGTCCTTGATACATACTCGCAGAACTTCTAATGTCGTTCCATTATCCAAGGCTCTCGCTACTGGCCTCCCGCATATCGCTACACCAATGAGTTCGCCATCTAATGTTGCGCCAATACTAAACTTATGCCCAGCCGTTTTCTTATTGTGCCTATGATGAGTTGTCACAAACTCATTCGCAGCTTTAAGTGATAAAGGAATTGTTTTAAATTTATTTTTTTGATCCAAAGTATCTCTCCCCGGCTACGAAAATCATAAGGGCAATACAAATCAAAACAATAAGTATCACCCCTAGTAGAATATTAGTTATCAAGCTACCTTCTCTTTCTTCCAGGATCTATTCCAATAAAAAGTATTTTCTTGTTCACCCTTCTCATTAACAGTGACATACCATTCTTTTTTAAATGTAAGTTCTGGATAGACAGCTTTTAACATTGATCTAATGGAGGGTGATATATTTTTATAATCTTTATCAGTCTCCACTATGTCATAAAGACAGTGGTATTTATGGTTATCACCTAAATCGTCAGTATAGTAATCCCCGACTATCGCTACATCGTCCCCGGTCCACCGACCAATGAATTTATGACCAGATACATCACCACCTCCTCGTCTGTCATTACCTTGTGCAATCATCAAACAATAAAGGACATCGGCCATCGAACCTTCAAATCCTATTTGCTCGTAGTGTTTTGCCATCATTCCTGTATCCCAACCTGAGACAAATTCTTTTTTAGTTATATTAATTAACTTATGATACTGACCCATTACGTAACCTCCTCTGGTTCTCTCATTCCGTCATCATAATTAGGATCATTAACTCTATCCCAAATGTCCTGGTTTATCGCACCATGCTTTAAACAAAATTGAAGTTTTGATAATTCAGCTGCCTCTTCTTCCATAGTAAGCAACCATGCTTTCATTTTACCCATATTCGCCTCCGTTTTTAAGGGTTATTTATATACTAAATATCCCATGTAATATAAGATGTCAATAAAAAAAATGGTCCCTCACACAGAAGAATGAAAACTATGTGAGGGCAGGGAGTGAATAACCTCTTTTTGATGAGGCAAGACCATCTATACACATAATCAATACAGTGTATAGTGTTTTTTGACCCTATTCTCTTTACAAAAACTCACTTACCCCCTTGTAGCAGTGTAGCAGTGTAGCAGTAGAGAAAATCACTATACATATCAATGATTTAAACCTCAATTTAATGCTACGTCAGTGCTACACCATAGAAAACAGGCGTAGCAGTAAACAATTAAAATCTTTATTTTCTGCCAATTTAAATTATAAGGATAGTATGGATATTGATATCATCAGAGATAGATTGACCCCTAAACAGATTAAATTTTGTGTTTTGTTCGTTGAACATGGAGAAGAAATGACAGCTAAAGATTGTGCAATCCAGGCAGGATATGCTGAATCAGTGGCGGCCAAGACAGCTTCCGAGCTTAGAAAAAAACCTCATGTAGCCGAGTACATTAGAGAACTTAGGAACCAGGAGGAAAAGAAATATGAGGTTAATCTTCATAGGCATTTGAAAAGATTAGATCAATTGAGTAAGGGTGCTGAAGACAAAGGCAATTGGAATGCTGCTGTTCAAGCTGAAAAATCTAGAGGTCAAGTGGCCGGTCTTTACATTGATCGGAAAGAGATTATGCATGGATCTATTGACCAGCTTAGTCGTGAAGAAGTGGATAAATTATTAACAGATATGGATAAGAAATTATCTATCGAAGGGAGCTTTGAAGTATTAGATGACGACAAAACCGGAGACAAAATTCTGGAAAAGGATAAAGGATAAGTTTACAAAAATTACCCTCACTAGAGTTGAGGCCATTACTCCTACAGGACTACCTGATTTAAATGCTTTTTTTATTGACAACGAAAAAAGATGTCATGAATTTTGGATCGAGTTAAAGGTAAGTTCAGGTAATCAGATTAAGTTATCGCCAGGCCAAATATCGTGGCATATGCACAGATTTAAATTAGGTGCTAAATCAATTATCATGGCCAGCACCCCCTCTCGAAGAGGCATTGCTCTGTACTCTGGGGGAAGGTCCTTAGACCTTGCGACCTATGGCTTGAACCTTGAACCTTGTGCCTTGATCCCTGAGCCTTGCGACTGGAAGAAGCTTGAGTCTTGCCTCATGAACCTTGCGTCTTAAAGCTTGATCCTTGTGCCTTCTGTTATAACACCTGATGCACAGATCTTTGCCTGACTTGGTGACAAGCATCAGCTCCAGGGAATAGTCCCTGAAGCAATGATTGCATTCTTTAGTGAGCTGCATAGCTCACATTTTCTATATTGATATTCCAACAACCACGGCAAGATCCACAACTGTTGCCTTGCTTATTAGCCGGGCAACTATACCCAATTGCTTTAGATTCTTTGTGAACTGTTGACGTTAGCCCCACATTACTATGGGGCTTCCCGTCAATCATCGTAGCTGATACCCTCACCGCCAGGTTTCCCGGGAGTGAACCGCCTTGTTTATAAAAGCTTTTCAGGATCCCAGCTTCTCGTGTTGGCAACCAGTGCTTAATGCCTGGTGTTGCCATTGCAACAGCTACAATCTTTTTAAAATGGTCCAGTGACTGTATATCACCTGAATCATGCCATCTAAAATAAGGAACTTTTTTTCCGTAATGTTTTATTAATAGAACCATATCATTAACCCAGGTGTCATTGGTGATAGATTCTAATCTGTTAGCGTGAGCTGCTTTCACGCCTTTAAAAGTATAGCGGCCTTTCAATGCGTAACACATTGAGCAAGTACTATTTTTAATTAATCGCAGCTTCGACCCGGTGTCACATTCAAATGCGCTTAGGCCGTAACCATATCCAGGCATTTTACTTGGCTTACTTAAACCGCCAACGTTTGCCCATGCTTCTTTTATATTCATTCTTCACTCCTATGATAGAACTGTATGCGCCTCTCGCCTACCGGGTCACTCGCTCCAGTTCTATGTTGGGGCTAGAATTTGGCTTTTCAGTCAGACATCTAACCCCAGTTTGAGCTAAAGCTACGTTAAATCATCTAGAATTACGAGTCATTAACTCAAGTAATTATATAAGATATTATGGGAGCAATGTCAACTAAATAATTAAAAAAAATTTCTTGTGCCTTGTGGCCTGGTGAGCTGCCAGCTCTTGATCCTTGTGCCTTGAGTCTTGAACCCTGGGCCTGGTATTATTAATAAATTTAATTGGGAACCAGGCAAAAGCCTGGCCCCATCGGAGTGAACTAGGATCTATCCTCGTCAACCTCACCTAAAGCACTTAATAAGTGTTTAGTAATCCGATTTATTTTTTGACTATCATGCCAAGCTTTGTATCTTGCATCGGCAAGAACTTGAGCATCAAGAAAGTTATCAATATATAAACTGAACCTCTCTGAAAATTTATGAGGAAGCGAAGCACTATATCGATAAGAATTTTTTGCACCATTTACTTTTCTTGTGCCTCTTCCTAAAACTCTAATTTTATATCTTTTACGATTTAAAAATTTACGAGCGAGGCGGATAAACTCCGCCCCCTCCTCATTGTTAGGTACATCTGAAAAGTAATGAATAGGTATATGATTATTCATACAAACTCAAAATGAATTGAGAATATTGAGGTGAATATTTTCCATGATTAGTTACACTATCAATTGGAAAATAACCATCACCACCAAAGCCTCCAAGTTTACATGCAATACCATCATGACCTAATTTATATTGCATATTGCCCTCATAATTACAGATATCATCATATGAATAAAGCTTCATAAAATCCTCTAAATAACAAGGGTCAATAATAAGTAGTTGTCCACTATCTACTCCAACATTACCATATGGTTGGATAATAGGTTTCTTTTTAGTTTTCATAATTCACTCCTTTTTATGAAATTAATAATTGACATTACATAAGATATATCCCATAGTCAACTATTAATTAACCTATAACAAGGAGTGTAAAATGGGTAGATATTATAACGGAGATATTGAGGGCAAGTTTATGTTTGCTGTTCAATCAAGCGACGACGCCGACTTCTTTGGTGTTCAAGGTCAAGAAGCATATTTACATTATTATTTTGATAAAGATAATATGACAACTATTGATAAGGGTATTAAAACTTGTACCGATACTCTTGGATCTTGGAATGAAAAACTAGATAAGTTTTTTAAAGAGAACAATGGATATAATGATGAGATGTTAGAAAAACAAATCGGACTTATACAAAATAAATCTAAAGAGGTTCTTACTTGGTATGCAAGATTGCAGTTAGGAAGACAGATTAAAAAATGTGTAGAAGAAAAAGAACAATGTTCTTTTCAAGCAGAACTATAAAAAAAATAAGGGGGCATGTGCCCCCTTTTTTAATTGGTTTTATTTAATCTTGAGACCTTGAGCATTAGATCATTAATTTTATCAATCCAAATTCTTCTGAGCCATGTGTCTTGAGTCCTCTTCAGCTGTCCCTCTAAGATCTGAACTTTATTCAATAATATTATTTCCATTTCTATTCTCCAACTAAAAAGACCAGGCATGAAGCCTGGTCCTTGATTATACACTAGCCCGAAGGCTAGTGGTATTCGATAATAATCACTATAATCATGTGACCTCCCTTGTGAACATTTGTTTCTTACCTTTTGTTCACTTATGTATACTTTTGGTTGGTCTTTAATCATAATTCATAGTCCCTCCTTTTACAGCTTTGTCTCTGAAGGTCTTGCATGACCGCACCTCCAATCTTTTCACGGCAAATCATGTTCTACATAATCACGCTACTTCAATACTAAGTTTTAGATCCTCATCCATTTGGACATACCTTCTAAAACCCATGCCTTACAACTTTGCGATTGTTGTTCAGCCAAGAGAACAATAAGTTGATCGACCTATTGTTTAAAGCTAAACAAGGTATAAGATAATTCCCATACCTTGTCAACTCTTTTTTTATTTTTTTTATATCCAATGTGGGACCATTAACATTAACAAGCTCACAAATAATAATAAAATAAACCAATGTGCTTTCATATTCACTCCTTTAATTTAAAAGGGGGCATAATTGCCCCCTGAATAATTAATCTAATAGAACCATATATGCTTTGGGATTAAATTTCATAAACCAAGCTAAACCCCTTTCCGTTTCTTCATGCTGATTTGCCATAGTAATACCATTAACAGCTGAAAAACCATTAGCATACATTGAATCTAAACCCATAATCGTATCATAAATTGATAATTCCAGGGCATTAAGTTCAACACTATCTCCACCAAATCTATTCTGTACTGTTGCACCTTCTGAATAAATTTGAATAGCCCCCTTAAAAGGGGGCTTGTCTTTTACTAGTTTAATCTTCATGAGGTCTCTCCCAATCTCCATGGTCCATTGCCATTTCATAATTATACTCGTTAATCATCTCTTCAATGATTTCGTTTACCTCTTCAGGCGTATGACCTTGACTACGCAACAATGCTCTTTGTTGTTGCTCCCATTCTTCTTCCATTGAAAGTTGGTTATTTAAAGCCATTGTATTTACTTTACCCATTCGATACCTCCTATTTTAAGACTAGTCAGCTTGTCTAGATTAACAGAACGCCAAACCTCTTTTGGTTTGTCTTTATTCTTCTTCAATAAATTAATATCTATTGTTTCCAATAAATGTTCTCTATTGCCTTTTAATTCCCCACCATTAAAAAACTTTTCATTGGTAGGCAGTTTACCAAGTATAGTTCTAGGTTTGCCATCTGCTTTAATCCAAGTCGCAGAGAATAAACTAGTACCAATACTTTGTTTAACTATTTTTTTTATAAACATATTCACTCCTTATGATTTAGTTTATAAATATCTTATAACATTTTATAAAATCTTATGTCAAATAAATAATTAATTTTTTCAGGGTATTTGCAGTTTTTTTTCCTACTTACTCACAGCAATAAAAGGAGTGTCATTCCTGAAACTTGCGAATTGAAAAAATCAAAAAGGGGGGAGGGACTAAAAAAGACCGTAGGTCTATATAGTTTTCTATATATATACTGTTTTACTCATATAGACTTTATGGTATAAACATCGGATGGCTGACCTTAATGCTTTTAAGAGGCTAACTAATTTTGATAATTTAAGTCCGAGTGAATTAGAGACATTACAAAAAAAGTTAACACTACGTAAGAGAACCTTTGATTTAAAATCATTGGCGCAAGAAAATTTTTTAAAGTTTGTTAAACAAGTATGGCCTGAGTTTATAGAGGGTCCCCATCACATAAAAATTGCAGAAAAGTTTCAAGCATTAGCCGAGGGGAAGATAAAACGATTAATTGTAAATATGCCACCCAGACATACAAAATCAGAATTTGCATCTTTTTTATTTCCCGCATGGATGATGGGCCGTGATCCACGGCTCAAGATTATTCAAACCACACACACAGCAGAACTCTCTTATCGTTTTGGTAGAAAGGTTCGTAATCTTATGGAAGAAAATACTTTCCAAGATATTTTTGATGACATTCAATTATCTCAAGATTCAAAAGCTGCAGGTAGGTGGGAGACTAATAAAGGGGGAGAGTACTTCGCTGCAGGTGTCGGCGGTGCTATTACAGGACGTGGTGCAGATTTATTAATTATTGATGATCCACATTCCGAGCAAGATGCATTAAGTGAAACGGCAATGGAGTCAGCGTACGAGTGGTATACATCTGGTCCAAGACAAAGACTTCAACCAGGTGGAAAGATTGTTATTGTTATGACGAGGTGGTCTACAAAAGATCTAACCGGAGAATTAATGAAAGCACAAAAAGATGTAAAGGCGGATCAGTGGGACGTAGTTGAGTTTCCAGCAGTCTTGAATGATAAACCTATTTGGCCACAGTATTGGAAGCTAGAAGAATTAGAAT